GAGGCAAATACCACCAGTACCGCTTGCTTGTTGGTCGTTCTCGGTCTGTGAACAAACATGCAAGCATGATCCACGGCATCGCCGCCATCAGCCAGAAGCAGATTTTATCAAGCCCAATCATTGCTGTTATCCTCTTCGTCCTTACCACTGTAGATTCCCATTGCTTTAATTGCTTCGGCGTACATTTCCTCAGTGTTCTTTGCCGCCTGCAGCGCCTCGGTCTTTGCCCGCAGCAATTTGTTTTCTTCTTCCAGCTTCTCTTTTTCCAGCCGTGCCTTGCTGCCGGACAGCCGCAGGTAGTATGTTGTTTCCGCGCTGGATGCAGTTCCTTCGCGCAGTCGCTTTTCAACAAGGTCTACGGCCAAGGATATCATTTGGTTTTCTCTTGCTTCAGGAGACAATGCCGGACGCAACCCGACATCCTCACCAGAAGAAGCTTTTCGGGTTTTCATGCAGTTGTCATCCTTTCACATGAGTTTCCGGCTCTTTATGCCGTGTTTTGTAACTTTTGGCATCACTTTTCACCATGTTTTGACTACTTTTGCATTCCGTCAGTTTTTGTAAGGGTTCATGAGAGCTGTTTTTGGGGTGATTGTGTCTGCGCAAAAAGCCCGTCATTGAAAGGAGAGATCAATTGTGGATCAGAGATTCTAGGAGGTGAATCATGAAAACCAAGAGAACAAGGTTCAAACACTATCTCATGAGCCCTTACAAAAACTCCCGATCCATTGTATTTCTACAACAGATCGGGAACGCATCAGGGGTAAAAACCAAAACAGGCTCTGGTCTACACCCCAAAGCCCAAATATCAATTTTACCCCCGGGGAAATATCAAAGACCGGCGCGATTTAGGGAGGGGGTGGATTTTTTGGCCCCCCCCTCCCCCTGTCTAAGCGTCAGTTTAAGCAGCGTTTATGCCAGTTTCTGGGTCAGGAAGGGTCTTTTTGACCTTTCGATACAGGTTTAACGGATCAGCCATGACAATCTGATCGATTGCCTGCTCAATTTCGTAAGCATTTTCGTTATCAGACAGCTGATCGGACGTGTATGCGAGCCGCGCAAGGAGGCCGCAGGAATTGTAGCCGTGGTCGCAGTCAAAACGATACCACTGATCGAACTGGTCATGCGGATCGTAAGGATTGTCAACTGTAGTAAGAAAACAACGAACCATATTTCTCGCTTCCTTTTGCTCTTATTTGTTCAGTGCATCATAAATCGTAGACTTCGGAACATTAAGGGCTTCCGCAATCTGATCATACGTATATATGGCAAGCATCGCTTTGGCTTTTGCCAATTTGGCAGGCGAAAGCTTTGTAGTCGATTTCGGCATTGCGCGCTTGACAATTTCGGTTGAATCAGAAGAATTCAAGAACTTTGTCAGCAAGGAATCAGAAATTGCATGCTTCTGAACAGCTTCCCATTCGCGGTCACTGAAGACAATCTTGGTCCTACTGCTATTAGCGCCGACTTGCTCACGAGCACGCTGCATTTCGACGCTAGAAATCTTCTTAATCTCTTTCTTATCATCCTTATTGTTGTAATCCAGACCACGAGCTTCGACTATTGCCTTGATCTTAGAGTTCGCGATAATCATGGCACGGCGTTCCTTCGGTTTATTGGCTAGGACTGCCTGATACTTCTCGTTCAGGGATGCCACTTCAGCTGCATACTCCTTGGCTGCGGCCGGGTCACGCTGGATTCCCTTCATGTTGACAGATTCCTTGCGAGCCTTGTTGGCCAGGGCCTTCAGCGAGTTAGAAAAGTTTGCATACAACACTTCCTGCGCGGTTCCAGACTTCGAGGACATAAGCGTGCGCGCATCATCTGTTACCGAAATCAGACTAACCTCGGTTTCTGCCTTATGCTCCTTACCCTGTTTGTCTTTATAGACACGGCCACTTTCCTTATAAATAGGTTTGCCGGTCTCTTTGTCAATGTGGACACTGCCACGACGTTCAGGGATGCGGACAGTCTGCTTACGACGGGAAAGCAGTGTGGATGCTCCGCCATACTTCTCGTACTCGTTACCTTTTTCGTCTGTAAGTGTTCTGATCTGATACTTGCGCTTCAACTCCTGAATGCCGTTTTCTTTCTCGGAGCGCTTATAATCAAGCTTATGCTTCTCCGCATCGATAACGACCATCGAATGGCGCACTGCACGCTCCAGATCTTCAGGCGGTGCCCCGCGTAGCGTCATATCGGTGATGAGGTTCGAGATGATGCCCATCTCTTTCTGTTTCTCATCCTTCTTCATCAGACGCACGTTATTCGGATTGCCTTCCGGAACAGCATATGAAGTCTTCGGGTCAAAGCCTTTCAGACCGGGCAGAAGATCAGTGGAGTTGATGCGCACCTTATCACTCATGGGAATAGCCATAACGGTGTCACCATCGAAGTCTGCACCAGACAGGCGTTCAGCAACCTTAGAGCTGATGCCAATCGCATCGCGGACATTGCCAAGATTTGCTTTGCCACTAGCATTCTTGTTGTTGACAGTGACAATGGGGATCTCAAACGTGCCCGCATGAGGATATCGAACCAATGCAAGCTGAGTGCCATTCTCATATGTAGGGCAATAAGCTTCCGTTTCTTTGATCTTATCCAGCGGCAGAATAACTTTCGTTGCCTGACCAGGGAAAGCCGATGCCTTCAGTGTCATAGACGTTCCATCACACTTCTCTGCGAAGTCCATCAGCATCTTTTTCTTAACGGTCGGGTTCGTGTAGTGCATGATCTCATCATACTCGGCTTTGTAATCAGCCATGGTAAGATCAAGCTGTTTCTTGATTAGTGGCAGAGGCTGCTTGGAAAGAAACTGAGATGAAACGTTCTTGGACATATCATCCCAGTCGCCTTCCCATTTCAACTTATTGATGGGAGAAAGGTGCTCTTTGCCATCTTTTCCGATGTAGGTGCTCTGGCCTTCCGCAGTAATAGCAGCGCCAAATGGATTGCCCGGATCATTCTTGATCTCTTTGAACACTTTCATCTTAGGTGTGCCAGAAGGCTTGTTCGTGTTGAACATAACATCAACACCATCCGGCATCTTGTCCGAATACATGGCCATGCCTTTCAGATAATGGCTGTTATCTACCATGATACGGACCTGAGCATAATGGGAGTTGCCAAGATCCAAATCAGGAACACCGCGACGAATCTCCATGACACCATCCTTTGCCAGACCGCCTTCATCGCCGTAACGAACTGCCACACGCTTCGAGTCTAAGCTTGAGGGAGGCTGCAGCTGACGAAATGAACTGCCGCCGTCATCAGAATGATAGTCACCCAAAGACTGAATGTCACCCTGATGCTTATAGGCATAATTCTGATCGTATTCAGGCTTTGCCAGAACAGTGATGTTGGTCTGCTGACGAAAGTTGGTAGGTTGCTTGATGCCAACGCCATAACGCTTGTAGCCATGTTCTGCTTCAAGAATATAAATGGCCTCGTCCATCTTACCTTCTGATACACCAAGAGTAAGATTTGTACCCTCAGACACATCGACCATACCCTTCTTATCAACTTCTTTTTTCAGGGTCTCGGCGATCTTTTCAGCCTGATCTTTCTTGGTGCCAACGCCGTTCTTGTACATAGAGCGGACCGTGGATTCAGGAAGCCCAAGCTTTTGACCGATTTCAGTCCACCCCATATTAGGATTTTCCTTCTTCAGCTTCTGGATATCATCCCACTGTTGAGCTTTACGGTCATGTCCAGCTTTGGTTTTAGCGACACGAAACTCAGTGGCACCGAGCTGATATTCGGGCGGAAGCGTATCATTGATAGCTTTCAAGATTTCGCCCTCAGACATACCCTCAGCCTTATATTTCTCGACACGGGACAGAAAGTCACCAGAATGCTGATACGGAGTTTCACCACTACCCCACGGATAACGACCAGAATGGCGCTTGGTGCCGTAATGCTCAAGAGTATCGTCTTCTCCGCCATACGCAAGGCTAAAGTAACTCTTCAAATCTTTCTCAACCGGGTTCATCATATCAGCACACTCCCATTCTCAGCTTTGCAATGATCGGATCAAACTCGCGAATTTTATCCATGATCGGATTGATGTCATCAGGACAAGGGTTTGCGATGAGAATATCATCTGATTGGTAGATGCGGTTCTCGATCTGGATTTTCTCGGGTTTGATTCGGTATTCGAGACAGAACAGCGCATCATAAATCAGGAGCTGTTCCATGTGCGCCGGAATCGCTCCGGTCTTCAGGTCGTGGATTCTGAGAATATCATCTCGGAAGCAGATAGCATCTGCCGTTCCGAAGCAATTATCAGAATAGTACAAAACCTGCTCAGGTGTCATACGGAAGCCGATGGCATCGTTGACATAATTATTCAGGGTTTTCTTTGAACGGGGAAGCTTTTGGCCGAGCTCGATGCACTTTGCTGCAAACTCATGCAGTTCGGTGCCTTTCTGGGTGGCCATGAAGTTGGTGTATACAACAGCAAGTTTGTCAGGGTCATAATTGATCCAGTTATACTTACTAGCGCTAAGAAAAGCGTGTTGTCCTCTCAGACGCGAATGATCGTTGAAGGTCATTCAGAATCTCCTCCTTATTTTCCGGGCAAATGAACGCAGCATAACTCATCTGATTCATCAGATTAACATAGTAATCCTGATTCGGTCGATGAGGCGCATTCAAGGAGCGCTTGCCTTCGAGTGCTGCCCATCGGTCTCTGTACAAAATCAAGAGATCAGGAATACCCTGAATCTCATTGGGATCAATGTGTAGGACGATGCAGCCAGGGAAGCGTTCTTTGAGTTCTCTTACCAGATTTGTCTTGAATTGGTTTTCCAGCATAAAATCTCCTCCAAAAAGAAAGAGGAGTAGCGCGTCTGGGACGCACTCTCTCCTCTCCATAAAAGGGACAGTATTTTACGCGCGGATTCTAACGGATAATAACGGATTTAAGCGGATTTTACAGCAAATAAAAAAGACGCAGATTTCTCTGCGCCTCTTAGTCAAAAATATCATTTGGGCCGATGCTGGTAGAAGAACAGGTACCAGTCTGGCACACCGGCTTCTAACATTCGGCCATCGTCGTATTCAAATTTTCCGTAGTCCTCGCTCAGTTCAAGGTTCGACGACTCATACTCATCCAACTTAATCGGATGATTGATTTCATCTTCTGTCTTTGTGATGTCGCACTCTCTGCAAGTCCAGTAACCCTGTACTTCTTCAGTCATCGGCCTTCCGCACTCACATACCGGTATCTTCGTATGCAGTTCCACGAACTTGTTTGCGTAGCAGGTTAGCAGGTTTCCGGCAGCATCCGTAGTGGTCCATTCTTCGAAGCCATCGTCATTGATAAAGCGGTTCATATAAGCCATCTTTATTACCTCATAAGCATCTAATCGGTGTGTACAACGGTCATTTTGAGTATACAACGCTGGTTGGGTTCTTACAAGCTAAAAGCCTTGAACTATTCGTGAATTTTGATTTCTGCCCACTTGCCCACTTTTTTCTCTTAACTATATATAATATTTTTATTTTTTTTACCAAAACTGTTACCAGAGTCAGGCCTGTGCCTTTTTGAATGCCGCGGTGGTAGCGGCAGCAAGATCTTCCCTCTGACCGTCAAGCTCGTGCCGATACACTCCGGCAGTGTCCATGTTCTTGCTATGACCCACGAGCATCTTCAGCTGGCTGTCAGTCAGGACGCTGGATTCAACACTGACAAAGGTGTGCCGCAGCTCGTAAAGTGAAACTTTCGGCTCAAGCCCGTTTGCTTCCTGATAGGATTCCCAGCGGCGATAGAGCGCGTGTTCTGACGGGATCTGAAACAGCGGGGTATTGTAGTTCAGAAGCATACCTTGAGCCTTCAGAAGCTGCACCTGTGCCTCGTATGCCTCGCGAGCTTCCTTGCCCATGTCAAAAGAGCGGATTGCGTTTTCGTTTTTTCCGGTCGTCTGTTCCCGGTGTACGTTGATGCTGCGCCGAAGGTTGACCGTGTTCCCTTTGATGTCTCCATACCATAAGCCAATCAGCTCTCCGGGACGAAGGCCGGTCGCAACTGCAAAGCGGTAGGCGTAGATATATTCATCAAATACCAGCTTTCCATAGTAGGTGCGGGTGTCTACGCTAAACAGCACCTTCAGAGCGGTGGGCTGAAGAATTGTGCGTTTCCCCATCCTGGCATTCTTCGGGATAGACAGGTCGGGGTAGAGTGTCGTGTACTTGTTCCTTCGGCACCACTTGACAAAGGCGGTTTCCGCAGCCCGGATCGTCATAAGCGTCTTTCGGCTCAACGGCTGGTTTGAGATGGGCTTGCGCTGGTTCTTTTTCTGTGAGCGCTTCCGGAACGAAACGTCAATGGCCTTTTGAAGATCGCCCTCTGTTAACTCGTCAATGCGGATATTCCCACAGGTCGGCAGGATATAGCAGTCCCCGTAACGCTGGCATTGTGTCACATAGGATGTCCCGCAAGTCAGCTTCAGTTCTTCTACCCACTGGGCATAGAGGGCAGCTACCTTCTTTTTTCCGTCTCTGATGCTATCGTCAAGCCAGGCATCGGCCTTTGCGTTGGCTTCCCGCTGGCCGGTGCGGCCAGGCGTGCTGCTGTAAAACCGTTTGCGGGTGCCGTTCTTCTGAACTGCGATGCACCAGCGCTTTTCCTTTTCGACCCAAAACGCTGTGTTCGTTCTCTTTTTCATCGTTCTGCTCCTTTCGGTTGAAATTGCAAAAGCATCAAATTTTTTGATATTTGTTGACAGCAACAACCGTTTGATGTAACATATGGTTGTGAGCAGTTGTTTTGTGAGCTTTGGCGAGGTCAACAAAACAAAAAATGGAACCATGGAGGTAACACGCAGATGCAGGATAAAACGGCTGTTCTCGGAAACACCCCGGGTGTTGAGGAGGACGAGCGATACATTGAAAAGGCGTACAGAACTCTCTCAGAGGATAACCGCAAAAAGCTGGAAGTATACGCTGCCGCGCTGCGAAGAACCCAGCTCGCACATGAAGGGACTGATTGAAACGGTTCCTTTATACATTGGCCCTTCGGCTTTGCCGATGGGCTTTTGCTTTAATAGCGAACAAAGAACGGGATCTGCATTCAGCAAACCCCGCTCTTACAAGTGAATGATATTCTACGCCACATGGCACCCCGTCATTCCCGGAGGATAAACATAGAACGAGGATTAACTTTTGTTTTCTTTTTCAAACTGAGCTTTGAGCAGTTCGTACATATTGACCATTGGAAGCTCGATTTTTCCATGATTAAGAACCATAGAGGACATAACCTCCATTTTTGAACGGGCAATGCCATACACCGCTGCAGAGCCGTTGAACCACAATTTTGTTTCAAAATCTTCGTCAGGTACGCTCTTATCAATCATAAACTTGCCGTGTATAACCATGTGATACTTGCAGGAAGCTTCTGAACCATCCTGCAATGAATAAACGCCGTCAAGAATGAGCCTGACATAAGCAGCCTTCTTAGAAGGATCATCAATTGGAACTTGCTCACTGATAGAAACAGAAAGCTGATGCGTTAATTCACACTGCGACACAGCATCAATGATATTATTATTAAAAGAGCATTCCGTAAGAAAGCTTCCAAGATACTGAATGTCAGCTTCAAACTGCTTTGAATCCATTGTGTGCACCTCCGGTTGGCTTTTTAGGTGTTTCAGGGAACCGAATCAACCTTGACGAAGAAAAGTCAGGCGTTTTAAAAGCTGTGTTGTTTGCAGCATCAGACTTCACATTTTCAGGTTCGGTGGACATGATTCTTTCATCGGGCTTCAAAGGGCACTGTACCGACAGCCCCAAAGCATCAGCAATGTCAATCAAAGTGTCGATGGTATAGTTGCAATCCCCGCTTTCCCAACGGGAAACAAGGCTTTGTTTTACCCCCATTTTATCAGCAAGATCTTTTTGCGCCCAGCCTTTTGCCATGCGGGTGTCGTGTATCATTTGCTGAATTTGGATATTTACAACGGCCTTTGCAAGTTCGGCAGTAGTCATGTTTTTGGCTATGGCAGCGATAAGGTCAGACAATGTTGTTCTATGAGACATTTTCATTCTCCTTCCATAAGTTCTGCAAAACGCGTTTTAGCAATAGGTGTGTGGGTACTGTATTCAGTGTTTTTGTGTCCTTGTCTTTCGTAGAAAGAAGATAGCAAGTATATTAAACCATCTTTATAAACAAAGAAAACCCGAAGATTTGAAATTCCAAGTTTGAACCTCATAGCACAAAGGTTCTTTTGCCCTGCCAAATGTTCGATCGGTGCACCCGGAGGGCCAATTGCGGCTTCCCCATTTTCCACAAGCTGTTGAATATACGATGCTAAACGTTTGAAAAACTTATCCTCCGAACCTGATTTTGCAAGTAAGCCAGCAAGCTCATCTCGGAAAACATCATGAACAATAACTGAATTTCCATATTTTGCAAGCAACATCACTAGTTGCAGCAGTGTTTCAAGATCATTCAATATAACCACATCCTGTCTGCGCCTATGCTATTATATCACTTATAAGTGATATTTACAACACTTTTGTACATTTTTACACTATTATTATAGTAGGATGTCTGCGCTTTAAGGTTTCTTTTCTTCTTTTTCCTGCCCAAGCAGGAGCAGCTCTGCATACTCTCTCAGTTTCCGTATACTTTCGGCATTCAAGCCCTCCATCAGGCGGTCAACGTCTGACTGGGGGGCTTTTTCTTTTTGCTCAGGGGCGGGGTCATCGGTCTCTCTGGTTAGACAGTCAACAGGAACGCCAAAATATGCTGCAACCTTTCTGGCAGTAGCATCTGTAATACCACCGCCATTTTTCCAGCGGTTCACGGTTGGCTTAGAAAGACCCATCTCTAACGCTGCACCGGACGGGGTCTTGTCCACACTGGCACATAGTTCCAAATACTTCTCGTAAAATGTCATAGCATTCACCTCATATATCTCGGCAGAGCCCCACAGCTTTGCCTTCGATCACAACGGTGTTCATTTCCTCTTTGGTAAGGATAATGCTCTCAAACGCCGGGTTTTCCGGGCGGAGCTCTATAAAGTTTTCGTGAAGATACACATGCTTCAGGGTAGCTTCATCGCCGATGAGCACCGCTGCGATTTCTCCCTGCTCCACCTCCGGCTGGCTGCGAATCGCCACCAGATCACCGTCGTGGATGCGGGGCTCCATGCTGTCGCCCTTGCAGGTCAGCGTAAAGGTTGAGTGCCAGCGAGAAGGTACACAAACCATCTGCTCTACATTTTCTTCCGCCGTGATGGGCGTCCCGCAGGCGATCCGGCCTACCAGCGGCACCCAGTCCATCTTTGGCATCGGCTCAAAGCCCGGGGGGATGGTGGGCTTCTTCGGTTCCGGTTTCTCTTCCCAGCCCATCAGGTAGGCGGGGGTAGTCTGCAGCGCATCAGCAAATGCTGCAATTTTTGATTGTGGGATATCGGCTTTACCATTTTCAATCTTACTTATAGAAGATTTATCTTTATAGCCCATCTTGTGAGCCAGTTCTTCGACTGTTAAGCCAAGCTCCGTGCGGCGGCTTTTGATTCTGTCGTATAGAGTTGCCATAAAATCACCAACCTTCGCTCTTATCTTATCATAGAGTGGAATAATATTCAAGTATTTTTTATTTTTTCCTCAAAAAAGGTTGACTTTATTTCCACTTGGTGCTATTATGTGGCTAGTGGAATTCAATTCCACTTTGAAAGGAGGTGACAACCATGACCGACACCAATGCGCTGCGTTCCATCATTGCAGATTCCGGGCTTAAATATAAGGCTATTGCCGAAATTATGGGCCTGACACCGTATGCTTTGCAGATGAAAATTGATAACGAGACCGAGTTTAAGGCCAGTGAAATTGACACTCTGGCCAATACGCTCGGCATGGACATGCAGCAGCGTGATTCCATATTTTTTTGCAAGAAAAGTGGAATTTAGTTACACTTTTGCAAGTTCATTCAGTAGGAGGTGAAGAAGATGAGCAACAGCAAAAGGCCCCACGCTCCTAAGGAAGAGAAGCGCGGGGCGCAAGAGATTCAGCTGTCGCACTTGGACAATCGTTTTAGCTGCCAGATAGACGGAACGGTTATCCAGAACGTGAAGGATTATTCGTTGGTTCAGTCCAGCAATGGAAAAGCATTGTTAAACTTGACCATCGAGATCAGTGCGGAAGTTGTGTCAACCACGATACAAGCGCAGATGCAACAGCACTTGTAATCCACGAGTGACGTTCCATCGTTTCGGAAAACTTGGACAACAATCCCTTCTGCGGAGGAATCTGGTCATTTACGATCATCTCAACAAGATCAACTAACTTCTGGACTTGCTCTTTGTCCGGTGCATCTTCAGCTTCTGCCCTTTCCCGCAGTTCCTGAAAATTCGTCTGGTAGTTGATGGTCGCTGTATTGGCTGTTCCAATTACAGAACCGTAAGCTGTACCGATATTATAAATATTACTCTGACACTGTTCGGTTTCTTTTCGCTTTTTCTCGACTTCGGTCATATAGAACGCTTTTATTTCTTCCTGCTGCTTTTGGAAGAACGATGCCTGCGTTTCCGTTACATAAAGCCGTTCATTGGCCGGAGTGATAATAACATCGTCTATTTTAATATCGGTTTTTGGGCGAAATCCAACGTACTGACGGTTCGTTGCCGTTTCTCGGTTTGGCAAACCTGGAACGGTTGCAATAATTTCACCATCTCGCTCAATTTGCATATTCAGACCATGCATTCTTAAAAAATTTTCAAAAATCATTTTTCCATTCACCTCCTTTCCGTCTTTTTATTTTACAGCGAAAGTGAAGTGAATACAAGGAGGTACAAATCCACATGAACAACAACAAAAAGCCCAGCGAACCTGCGGAAGAGGAACGCTGGGTGAAGATAGAAAAGGAAGTTCAGGAGCTTAAACGGAGCAGGTCAATCCTCAGCATCGGCTTGTTCCTGCTGAGCGGCCTGTATGGAATCTTGATCCTCTGCATCATCTTGAGAATCATCCGAATCGAGGACACTTTGACCTCGATCATCCAATTCAACGCTCTGGTTGGCGAGCATCTCCAAAGCCTCGGCGATTCGCTCATTCGTATCCTCAACGATTTTGAAATGCTCCTCCGTGCGCTGTCTGAAGTTTTCTGACCTTTCTGCTTCCTCTCGCTGTATTTCGAGCATTTCCTGTTGATATTCTGCCGTTGCAGACCATGAAGATTCTTCCTTTTTGTCATGTTCGCTGGACAATGCCTGACCTGCCAAAAACAGAAGAATTGTAACGATGATGCTGATAATTCCAACCCAGTCTTTTTGGGGGATTGCATTATCCGGAGTTTTTACTTCGGCGATTTTGGCGTTGATAGTTTCAACCGCCTCTGTAGGTAGAAGTGGTTCGACTTCATCCAGAACAGCTTGAGTACTTGCCAGCGGCACGGTTTCGGATTCTTTTTCGCTGTAAGTACTTTCGCTCCATATCGAGTCTAACTGATCCGCAAAAGCCGCAGCATTTGAGTAAAGATTTGTAATGTTGCTTGTTCGGAGTGCGGTGGTGAGATTTAGCACATTGGAATTCAGCATTTCTGTCGATAACCGGAAAGCGGGACTTTCCATTGCCGATCCGTAGAGCGCCGAAATCTGATTGGTGAAATTGAGATCTGCTCTGGCCTGACCAGCCAGATTCTTGGCGAGATTGGATAGTTGATACTCTGGCACACATAATCTGGCATCTTTCGCCAAGCGGTACGCCATGTTGTTCCATTCTGCGGTTTGGTAAATCGATTTCATCTGGTTGCTCACCATGCGAACAGAATCCGCCATTTTCGCTGCTTCGGACACATAATTGCTGAGTTCTGACAGCTGGTATGCTGCCGTCTGAGCTGCAGAGCTCAACTCGTAAAAATTTTGCATTTTATCACCTCCCTTCTGCCCTATTCTACCGCAGAAGGGAGTCACCCACAAGGAGGTACATATTCACCATGAACGAAATTATCTTATCCACCCAGAACGGCGAACCAGTGGCATCCAGCCGGGACGTTGCCAAGCGCTTTGGCAAGGAGCACAAAGACGTGCTCCGCGCCATCAAGAGTATCACAGCGCAAAATTGCGCTGTGACCCAGATGTTCTACCAGAGCGAGTACACCGCAGGCACTGGCAAGAAGTACCCCATGTACCTGATGAACCGGGACGGCTTTTCGCTGCTGGCCATGGGCTTTACCGGCAAGGAGGCGGTGCAGTGGAAGCTCAAGTACATCGAGGCCTTCAACCAGATGGAGAAGCAGCTGGCACAGCGCCCGCAGCTTTCCCGCGCCGAGTTGATGGCACAGGCCCTCATTGCCGCCCACGACGAGCTGGAACACAAGGACGCTCAGATTGCAGAGCTGACCCCGAAGGGCATCTTTGCGGATGCTGTAAGCGCCAGCAAGAAGAGCATCCTTGTGGGCGAACTGGCAAAGCTGCTGTGCCAGAACGGCGTGCAGATCGGGCAGAACCGGCTGTTCAGCTGGATGCGTGAGCACGGCTATCTGATCCGCGACCCCAAACGCAGCGACTATAATATGCCCACCCAGCGGGCCGTGGAAATGTGCCTGTTTGAGATCAAGGAGACCACCGTGGTGCACTCGGACGGCCACACCAGCATCAACAAGACCCCGAAGGTGACTGGAAAGGGACAGATTTACTTTGTGAACCAGTTCCTGAATGGCCGGGCAAAGCGGCTGGAAGCGTGAAAGAAGGTGATAATTTGAAGGTAAACATGAAAAAAATTGAATCCCTGATGATTTTACGGGGAGTAAATGTTACCGAGCTGATGCAGGCTGCTGGCCTTGAGCGGGCAACCTACTACTACATCAAAAAGAAGGGCGGCACCAGCCCCCGGACGCTCAAGGCCATTGCCGACACGCTGAACGTTGACCCTCGCGAGCTTTTGAGCGAGCAGGAGAAGGAGCAGCGTCTTGGCAAGGAGACCGCCTGATGAACGGGCGGAACAAATACTGGCGGGAAGCCCGCTGGGACAAGAACCAGCCTGCACGGCTGGCACACATCAAAGAAAAGAGGTCGAAAAAGCATGATGAAGGTCGTACAGGGAACGTTTCAGGAGATTCCGTACTGGAAGCTGCGGGGGCGGTTCCACAGCTGCGGCTACCGCGATCAGGAAGTCGCTGAACATAGCGGCATTGGCCGGTACACTATGAGCGCCCGGATGAACGGGCACCAGCCGTGGACAAGTAAAGAGATCGCAGCAATTTGTGAACTGTTGGACATCCGGCAGGACGAGATCGGGGAGCTTTTCTTCCCGGAAGTGGGCAAGGAGGATGAAACCGCATGAGAATCAAGTCTGGCGTTTGGTACTTGCTGGCGATGGGCAGCTTTTGCGTGGGCCTGCTGTACAGCATGGGCCTTGAGGGCACCTGTCAGACCGGCGGCATCGTTTCGGATGGTGCGTTCATCACGGCCATTGTGCTGATCCTGCTGGCAATCTTCTTCATGCGGCTGGGCTTTGCAGCCGAAGCGCGTGAGAAGCGCTGCCGCAAGATTCACAAGCCGCAGGCCAATACCGTGAAGAGCGGCAGGAAGGTTGGCTGAGCATGGCTTCCAGTAACAATATGATCTACACCCGCGTCTGTGTTGACTGCGGAAAGGTGATGCACAATGTGGGCCGCCGCACTGAGCGGTGTCCGGAGTGCCGCGCTGTACATATCAGGGTGAAAGCTCTCGAAGCGAGCTACCGGGAGCGCACAGAGCAACTTATCCGCCAGCAGGAAGAGCGGGCCGGGGCAATCCATCAGGGCCTTGTGGACGACAACGAGCGTTTCATGGCAAGCGCCGGAACCTACGGCAAAGGCCGCATCAAAGAGATTATGACCGCACAAAAGAAAAAGCAGCCCGCCGGTGCGCCAACACCGACAGGCTGCAAGGGTTGATGGATTTTACAGGTCACATCAACCCGAAGATAACACATTTTCGGAGGTTTTACAAGATGGAAAAAAATTATGTTGCGATTCAGGGCCGCTTTTCGAGCGACGGCAAGTTTATGGACGGCAAGTACGTCCCCGGAATCGTTGACGAGCTGCTTGACAGCGTTTCGGGTGCATTCAACGACACTACCGGTCTGCACCGCCTGCGCGTCACGGTCGAGGTTGAAGATCTGGGCGCGGATGTCAAGTTCGGGAAGCCTGCAAGCGAAACGCAGCACTCCCCTGCCCCGCAGCGTTTGACCGCTGGAAAGCTGATTCCCGCACCAGACGTCTCCCCTGCCGCCATTGACCCGGCACCTGAGGTGGTAGCATGAACCCGATGTATGATCTCGCCCTTGACGGCTACGGCCCGGCACTTGAGCCGCCGGATGATTACTATTTCCTGCCACGAGGGGCAGAACAGACCGAAGATCAGGAGGATGAAGAGTAATGGAAAGCACAAGCATTTACGCCGCTCTGGCCGCTGTGCAGAGCGAACTCAAGGCCCCGAAAGGGCAGATGAACACCTTCGGCGGGTACAGGTATCGTTCCTGTGAGGACATTTTGGAAGCAGTGAAGCCTATTCTCAAGGCTCATGACCTGCTGCTTACGCTCTCCGATGAACCGAAGGTTCTTGAGGGGTGGCACTACATCGAAGCCACTGCAAAATTGGAATCTCTGGATGGTGGCTGCATTTCCGTGAAGGCATACGCAAGAGAGCCGGAGCAAAAAACCAAGATGGACGCTGCACAGGTGACGGGAACATCCAGCAGCTACGCCCGCAAGTATGCCCTGAACGGCCTGTTCTGCATCGACGATACCAAGGATGCCGACACGGACGAGTATCATGCGGCAGAAGGTCGAAACCCCGCAGGTGTGAACAAGCCGCAGAAGCAGCCTGCTCCGAAGCGTGAAGCTCCTGCTCCGAAGCGTAATGCTCCTGCCCCGAAATCGCAGCCTGTACAGGAACAGCCCTTTATCTGCGCCTGCTGCGGCAAACCACTTCAGCCGGTGACCTATAAGGGCCGCACCGTGGAACCGGCAGAGACCGCCGCCAGCACCAAGAAGAAGTTTGGGCGCATCCTGTGCTGGACGTGTGCCCAGAAGCAGCCGAAGGAGGGCTGATCTATGCTGAACACGATTGCAATTATGGGCCGCCTGACCCACACCCCAGAACTCCGCACCACCACAAGCGGCAAGGAGGTCTGCTCCTTTGACATCGCTTGCGAACGCAGCTACTCTGCAAACGGGCAGCGTGAGACGGATTTTATCCCCTGTGTGGCGTGGGGCAAGACGGCGCAGTTCATCTCCCAGTATTTCGACAAGGGCAGCATGATCGCCGTCAATGGCAGCTTGCAGACCCGGAAATATCAGGACAAGCAGGGCAACAACCGCACTGCCTATGAGATTCAGGTGCGTGAGGTCAGCTTTTGCGGCTCGAAAGCCCCTGACAACACGTCTACACGGGGGTTTGATGAACAGACGGAAAGTTATGCCCGCGAAGCTAGAAACGCTCAGAGCGCCCAGCAGGCGGCTGAGACCGGCACGGATGATTTTGCCGTGATCAACGATGATGAAGATTTGCCGTTCTGAGCGGCAGAAATGAGGGAGAGAAAAATGCCAGCAAAAAGAAATATTATGCCGGAAGAGGTGCGCAATGCAAAGCTTCTTCTCAGTAAGGGCCTGTCAGATGCAGAGGTCGCATCCATTATCGGTCGTTCCGTGTCGGCAGTTGTCAATATCCGCAACGGTGCATACGACTTCATTCTTGAGGATGTACCGAATGATACCCCGGATGATAGCCGGGTTTACATCCTGCTGAAATCTATCGACAGCCGCCTGTACCGGCAGAATGATGACATGAAGGCAGTAATTGACCGGCTGACCGGCCTGAACGCTGCCATTGTTGAACTGAAAAACGAGATCAATGTGTGCAGCTCCTGCATGACGGCAATGCTGGATGCCCTGAACGAACTCAAGAGCAAAAACAGCCAGCAGGCTGAACCGGAATCCACTCCTACGAAGTATCCGGGCAAGGATTTTGCGAACTGGGGAGAGGTTATTCGCCGTGTTGAGGTCTACGGTGACAAGTTCATTGCGGACAACCTGCGCGGAACCAAGGCCAGTCTGGACGGCGTTACGCTGTATCTGGCCTGCACCCCCAGCACGAAGAAGTTCCTCAAAAGCAGCGCTGTTGCAATCCCCCGCATCAAACAGCAGTGCCGGAACGTTCTCGGCTACGGCGTAGAGGTTAAGATCATCGACCTGTAAAATCCAAAGAAAACCAAATGGTTTTTACGAAAAGCGTTTGGTTTTCAAAAACGGGAAGGAGGTGGTTAGTGGTGGACGATATCGAAATGGCTCGCCCAAAAGGCTTGTTGATACCCTTTGACAAGTTCGTAATCTTGGACATCCTGCCACCTGAGCAATACAAAAACGTGCTCACAAAAATGCGGCAGTATGTGGAGCACGGCAAAGAGCCGGAAGGGCTTGAGCCTATCGAACAGGTGGCCTTTGAATCCCTGCGCTCATTTATGGACGAAAACATAAAGACGTATCAACGTTCTATTCTTGCGCACCGAGAAGCAGGTCGAAAGGGCGGCAGACCAAAGAAAACCGACGAAAACCAAAAGGTTTTTGACGATAACCAAACGGAACCAATTGGTTTTTTTGAGAAACCAAACGAAACCAAAAGGCCCCTAAAGTACAAAGTACAACAGATACTAAAGTATCTGATAGTAGTAGCGCTGAAGCGCTGCCCCCTACCCCCAAAAGCAGGTTTTCACCGCCGGATGTTGAAACGGTGAAAAACTACTTTGCGGAGAAGGGCGGCACGGAAGGGCAGGCTATCCGGTTTCATGCCTATTACGAGTCCAACGGCTGGAAGGTGGGCCGGAATCCCATGAAGAACTGGAAGGCTGCAGCATCCGGGTGGATATCCCGTGATAGGGATGAAGCAAAAAAGGCGAATGCCCCGCGCAACCGGGCGTTCATGGCAAGCCGCCCGGCAGAGGAAGCCGAAAATGCAAAGAATTTTCTGGCAGACGCAGCCCGGCGAAGGCCATTAAAAAAACAATAGCCGGTACATACGCGCTCAGACCGGCATACGCAGCCCTCTGAGCATGGTTTTAGGGTAAACCGGCAAAGTTATACTACAAAACGCAAAACGCCGTTCAGGGCCGCTTCTCGTGCTCTGAACGCATGGAGGTAAAAAGCACTATGAACCTGTATGAGATCAACTCGCAGATTTTGGACTGCGTAGATCCGGAGACCGGCGAGGTTATGGACATCGACCGGCTGGAAGAGCTGAACATGGCAAAGGCCGAGAAGGTGGACAACATCGCCTGCTGGGTAAAGAACCTCGAAGCCGATGTTGCGGCCTTTGAAGCGCAGGAAAAGGCTTTTGCTGACCGCAAGGCAGCCGCAAAGCGCAAGATCGACAGTCTCAAGCACTATCTGACCGATGCTCTGGGTGGGCAGAACTTCAGCAGTGACCGGTGCGCGGTGAGCTTTCGCCGCAGTAAGGCCGTCTGCGTGTTGGATGAAGCTGCCGTCCCTGCCGAGTACATGACCGAGATGACCACCCGCACGCCAAACAAAACGGCCATTGCGGCCCTGCTCAAGACCGGCACGGCAGTGCCCGGCTGTGAGCTGGTGGAACGTGTAAACCCGTCTGTGAAGTGAGGGAGGATGTGACGATGGATGAAGTTAGACTGATTGACGCGAACGCTTTGCACAAGCGCATCGAAATGAACCTTCGTGCCAGCAATCCGTTCACTATTGAAGAATGCTGCTATAAGGATGCCCTGAACAGCGTGGACGACGCTCCCACCATTGACCCGGAAACACTGCAGCCGACATGGCGCAACCCTGAAACGGACCCGCCCAAGGTCGAAACCGAAGTGCTGATTTTGTACCGCAACGATATTGACGGATACAGTATTACGACAGCGCACTATGAAGACGGGAGCGTTTTTTTACAAGATAGCGTATGGTATTGGGAAGATCTTCCCGATTGGGGGACATACGACGAGGAGCGGGACGACTACAAAATCCCGAAAGGCTGGTGGGAATACCGCCATTTCAACCCGGACGACGTTTACAACAACAAGATAGACCGCCCCGTGGTAGGCTGGATGCCGCTGCCGCCGGAGGAAAAACGCTCATGACATTAGGATTTGCGATGTTCGCCGCAACGTTTATGGTTGCTGTTGTTGCAGCTATTATGGCAGTCTGCTATGCGCTTGTCTGGCTGCTGCGCGATCACCCCATAGCTCTTGCAGCAACTACCGCTTTTATGATTTGGATGCTTGCTGTGGCTCTGATCTACAAAGTAGGAGGTGCGCCGTGATTGAAGTCGAACAGCTTTCACTTTTCACGATGCTGTCCCCTGTTCCGCCTGCCGTAGCGGTCTGCTGCATGGATGGAAGCCGGGTTGATGCTACACCTGCAGAAAGCTGGATGCAGCGGCTTGTGCAGGGCGGTGAGTATGTCGTTCAGGTCGCTAGTCATCCAATGGTGCTCAGACCGGCAGATGGCACGGCAGACGACGTTCCGGCAGGACACCGGTATTATCACTACACCATCGGAGAACGCCTGTTCTCGGGCGTGTTTGTGGGAAGAGAGAGGGTGAGAACATGAGCAAGGAAAATATAGGCCGGAATGCCGAGCACTATGCAGACCCGACACCGACCGCGGCCATGCGCAACATCTGCCGGGACGAGTACCAGAAGGAAGCCGCCCGGCTTGACAGAATCGGAGACATCGTTCCCCTGCTGCGCCAGATGGCCGGTATCGCAGGGTTCGAGATCATAGGCCGCATCCCGCTGAGGGACAAGGCCACCGGAAAGGAGTACAGGTAATGGAAAGAGCTGAAACGATTATCGCCGCCTGTCGCGATACGATGTTGACCACATTGGAAAAGATCGGCGGCCAGAGCCTTATTTGCTCGTGGACCCGTCAGGACGGCTCCGTCGTGAAGCTGGCGCTGGAAATCAGAACGAGCAATCAGACCACGATCGGAGACGCTATCCGTGACATGGATGACGAAGAAATGGCCCGGAAGCTGGTTCCGGCGGTTCTGGCCTTGTGCGACGACGGCGCGCCGTCCGAAGATACCGTCCGCGACTGGCTGGAACGCCCGCAAAGCGATCTCAAGGTCTGAAATACAAACACAGTTACATAAACCGCTGCTGATTATACAAGTAGCGGCACGGAGGATGAATACATGTCACAGCATTACAAGATTGACTGCGACAAGGTGGAGGACCGGAAAGCGCTGGTCGTCGTCCTGTCGATGAACGGCTACACCGTCCGCGTGGGAAAGGAAAAGCGCAGCGGCAAATCTACTTTGACCTATTTTGTGGAGTATTGGAGGGGCGACGATGAATGATCAAGCAAAATCTAACCCTGAAACCGACACTATGAGTCCGGAGGACATGGCCCATTATTTGATGGATTTTTGCCATTGCCATTTGGCGGCTGGAAATGGCTGCCCGGGGTGCCCGTTCGATAAGCCGACCAGTAACGATGGCGATGGAGAATGCCGTCTCGGTGTTCCTTCCGACTGGGACTTTTGAGGAGGAGAAGTGAAGCATGAAAACCGAAAAGAGAATGGCCTGCTTTATCGTGTCAGCAGCATTGCTAATTGTGACGCTGTGGTTTACATCCTGTAGTTCGACATCTGCTGATGCTGAAACTAAAACTGAAGCTGAAACTGCTGACCATCCCTGCTACCATGTCACGGTATACTCCCCGGAAATTGAAAAAGTTGGCTATGCCGGTAGGCGTAAGCCGAAGTACACCATTACCGTGGACAACTTTGGTGAGCTGGTGCCAGACCCGAAACTTTCTGCTGAGCGTGAGTATCAGCTCCTGCAAATCCCTCTGGAAGATGGCCGCTTTGAACTGGTGTCTACCTCGCTGGTAGAAATCGAGTATTACTGAGAGGAGGCGCGAGCGTGAAAGCTGTGTTGTTGAGCATCCAGCCGGTATGGTGCAGCAAGATCGTCCTGAAAGAAAAGACCGTTGAGGTACGCAAGACGAAGCCGGAGTGCGTGAAGCCTCCATTCAAGTGCTACATCTACTGCACGAAAGAACAGTAGAAGATGGGGTGGCTGCGAATCGTCCCCGGCAGAGGCTGGCAGCGGTTGGATGGTACGGTCATTGGCGAGTTCGTCTGCGACAAGATTTGGGAGCTTGCACCGATATGCCGCGCCCCGGATGATGTCGAAGAAATGGCTTGCATGGACAGAGACCGCATTGTCCGCTACCTGAACAAGTGTCACGGCTGGGCGTGGCATATCTCCGACCTGAAGATTTATGACCAGCCGCGCGAGCTGCGGGTATTCACAGGCTTGCAGAGTACACGGTTCGGTATGCGGCCTGTGGAGATCACTCGCCCGCCCCAGAGCTGGCGCTATGTGGAGGAATTTAGCAATGAATAACCGAAGAACGGCGGCCAGTATTCGCCGCAGCTATACCGGTGCAAGAAGCCGCGCAGAGGGCGAAGGCTTTGAAAGCATCATTGACAATGCCTGCGCCTATTACAGATCCATCGGCCTTGCAGACATCGAAAAGACCCCAGAACCGATGCGCCCGATTGGAAGCCCAGACAGTGCTGGCCGGTTCCTTGCCTGCTACACGAAACAGGCCCAGCCGGACTACAAGGGCGTTCTCAAAGGCGGAAGGGCCATCAATTTTGAAGCAAAGCACACCGACAGTGACCGGCTAACCTTTGATCGTGTGTTGACCGCGCAAGCGCTTCGTTTGAGCCGCACAGAAGCCCTCGGCGGCATTGCCTTTGTCCTCTGTTCTTTCAGCGGCAGATACTTCTACCGCGTTCCGTGGGCCGTTTGGCGCGACATGAAGAGCCTGTTTGGCCGAAAGTACATCACCCCTGCGGATTTGGCAGAGTACCGCGTCCCGTTCGCAGCGCCAGGAGTGTTGCTATTTTTGGAGGGAGTAAAGGAGGAAAAAGATGATCTTCACATGTGCACCTGAAAATGAGCGAGACGGTGTAGACTACCGCGATGTCAAGGCATGGTTTCAACAGTGCAGGGACTACAAGATAGACGTGGATAGACAACTCGAACGTATTCACAGGATCTATGGCAGCGCTACAAAGATTACGCAGAACCTTTCCGGTATGCCTACTGCGTCAGGAAACGGAGACAAAATCGGTAATGCTGCTGTGGATATCATTGAGGAGCAGACGCGGTATCGGGAGATGGTGAAGCGGCTGACAGCGTTGCAGAACGAGGCAACAAAGCGGGCATATTGCCTTGTCGTTGCTACAGAGTGCGCAAATGCGATCGTAGATTTTTATGTTAATGGAAAAACGCAGGATCAGATTGCCGATGAAACCGGGGTTTCCGGTGTTGATATTGTCCGGAAGCGTATTAACCGGGGTTGCAAAGCTCTTGCAGAGATCTGGCCAGACTTCAGCACTGTATGAATTGTACAAATTGCATAGAAAGGCACCGTTTATTTTGTGATGCCCCGGCACTCCCAAAACGGGGTGAAGTAAGGTAAAATCAGTACAAGCGGAACCGCGCACAGCGGAGCGCCGCTTCTACGCAGTCTCCGAAACGAACCTCCATGATAATTTCCTCCTTTTGGCTTTGCATGCATTTTTCTCTCTTCCGTTTCGCGGACTGCTCTATGCGATACATTGAAACAAAGGCAGCCTGCCGCTCATGAGAGACAGGAGGCGGTTCGATTCCGCCGTATCGCACCGTATGGCGCATGGACCAGACAACCCGAAAGGCCGCACGTGTAACCTCCCGTGCCAAGAAAAGGCCTTAGAATCCTTGCCAAGGTGTAGCTTTCCTGACAGGATGTGCGCCAACCAACAGCCCCGGCGGAGAACCGGAGCTGTTTTTATATGGCCGCCTGAGCGCAGTTTGGAGCGCGGCGCGTGTGTGTAGACACGGCTGGTTCGATTCCAAGGGCGGCTTTTTACTCTGGTAGCTCAATTGGCAGAGCGATGGTCTCCAAAACCGTAGGTTGCAGGTTCAAGGCCTGCCCAGAGTGCTTGCGTGCCCTATGAGGGGGCCGCGCGATAGCGGGGCATCTGGCCGCGAAAGTTCCGGATGCAGCAGCACCCACCGTTTTACGCCTGTCCGTCAAACTGAATGCATGGGTGCTGCTTATTTTTTGATATCTTTGCCGTTCGGTTTTCCGGGCGGCTTTTTATTTGGAGAAAAAAGATGATTCAGAAAGAACTGCTGAAAATGCCGGTCTCCGATCTGGTGCCGTATGAGAACAACCCGCGCGTGATCTCCCCTGCAGCTGTAGACGCTTGCGCTGAGAGCATCAAGCAGTGCAGCGCACTTGATCCCATCGAGGTTGACGAAAACAACGTCATTCTCAGCGGTCACACCCGCCGCCTTGCGTTGATGCAGCTCAATGTGGACATGGCCGACGTGGTGCGCTACACCGGCCTGACGGAAGAGCAGAAACAGAAATACCGCCTGCTGGCGAACAAGACCGGCGAAATGACCGGCTGGGATTTCTCCAAGCTGGAACGGGAGCTGCTTGAAGTCGATTTTGGCGACTTCGACTTTGATTTTGACATTCCGCAGGACGATGATGCCGGCGTATCCTACATTGACAGCCTTATGGAGGACGGTTTCACAAAGGCTTCGGAAAAGAAAGAATTTTCCGTGACCTTCACGTTCCCCGTTGAGTGCGAGGAAGAAATCAAGGGATACATCAGCGAGAACACGAAGGAGCCGCTTGAAAAAGCCATCTTGAACTGTATTCGCGGCGTTATGGAGGATGAAGATGCCTAACTGCGGGTCGCAATGCTGGTTGTGCGATATGCCTATCCGTTTCGACACCTACAAGGGATGCACGCACGGCTGCAAATACTGCTTTGTGCAGCGGAACGGAAAGTATGACATCAGCAAGGTGCAGAAAGGTGAAGGCATGAAAGCCCTCATGAGCTGGATTCAGGGAAAGCGAACGTCTGAGACCAACTGGTGTGACTGGAATATTCCGTTGCACTGGGGGGGCGTGAGCGACCCTTTCCAGCCTTGTGAGCACTATTACCGCATGAGCTACAACGCTCTGCGCGTCTTTGCTGAAACCAAATACCCCTTTGTTGTTTCGACAAAGGGAAGGATCATCGCAGAGCCTGAATATCTCGAACTGCTGAAGAAGTGCAACTGCGTTGTGCAGATCAGCATGGTGTGCAGCAGCTATGACAAGCTCGAAGAAGGCGCACCATCGTTTGAAGAACGTCTGGAAATTGCGAGAAAGGTTGCTCCGAGTGTGAAGCGCCTGATCGTCAGGATTCAGCCGTACATGCATGAGGTATACGGAGAAGTTTACGAAAACCTTGAAAAGTTCAAGGCAGCTGGTGCCTACGGCGTTATTGTCGAGGGCATGAAGTTTGCAAGCAAAAGACCGGGCCTTGTTAAGGTTGCGGGAGACTATACCTATCCGAAAGCCCTGATCGAGGGCGATATTCTTAAGCTGAAGCAGAGGGCGCATGAACTTGGCCTTGCTCTTTACAGCGGAGAAAACAGAACAAGAGAACTGGGAGACAGCCTTTGTTGCTGCGGTGTCTCTGACCTTCCCGGATTCAAGGTGAATGAGTATAACCTGAACCACCTGCTTCATGGTGGGAAGCCCGCAAAGACCCCTCAGATGCAGAAAACTGGTACAGCGATGTGCTTTCAGTCGCTGTACCAGAACACAGCCAATTCCAGAAGGCTCAGAGGGGAAAGCTTTGAAAGCGAAATGCTCAACGTCTACAAAACGAAGCGTGAATATGTGAATGAGACCTTTGGTCTGAAATGAGGTGATCTGCGATTGGCCGCAAAGGTAAGTATGAGCAGTGGTTAGAGCCGGAAGGGTTGACGCTGCTTCGTGGATGGGCTAGAGACGGCCTGACGCAGGAACAAATAGCTCAGAACATTGGAATACACCGCGATACCCTGAATGAATGGAAAAGCCGATTTCCCGACATTTCCGACGCTTTAAAAGTAGGGCGGGAAAACGCTGATTACATTGTGGAAAATGAGCTGTTCGAGAGCTGCAAGACACGCACCGTAACCGTAAAAAAGCCCATCAAACTGAAAAAGGTCATGGTGGATGGAAAAAAGCGGCTTGAAGAAGAACGCATTGAGTATGCAGAGGAACAGGTCATTGTTCCCGCAAACGTCACGGCCCAGATTTTTTACTTGAAAAACCGGAAGGCTGACAAGTGGAAGGACAAGCCGCAGGAAAACACGACCGAATCCCAGAATAACGACATGCAGACCCTTGCTGATCTGCTGCAGCACCCCGTTCCAGACCGTGACATCAAGGACTTTGAAGAATGAACATCCCCGCACCATTTTCTGAAAACCAGATGCGTTTCTTCTGGGGCTGCTTTGACCACTGGTTCAACGTTGCAGAGGGCGGTAAACGTGGTGGTAAGAACGTGCTTATCACAATGGCGTATTGCACCATTCTTGAAAAGCATCCGAGCCGCATCCACTTGATCGCGGGCGTATCCACTGCGACGGCCCGGCTGAACATTCTGGACTGTGACGGCTTCGGCCTGAAAAACTATTTTGAGGGCCGCTGCCGTGAGGGCACCTACCAGAACCGCGACTGTCTGTACATCCAGACTTCCACCGGCGAAAAGGTGGTGCTGGTGTCTGGTGGTGGCAAAGCCGGTGACGAAAAGCTGATCAAGGGCAACACCTACGGCACCGCGTACATCACCGAAGCCAATGAATGCAGCGAAACTTTCATCAAGGAAGTATTCGACCGTACCCTGTCCAGCCCGGACAGAAAGGTATTTCACGACCTGAATCCCAAGGCTGAGGGTCACTGGTACTACAAGACCATTCTGGACTTCCACGAAGCGAAGCAGCGTGAGAACCCCGACTATGGCCTGAACTACGGCCACTTCACCATCGCGGACAACATGAGCATTTCAGACGACCGTCTGCGGGCCGTGCTGGCCACCTATGACCGCAAGAGTATCTGGTATGCCCGCGACATTCTGGGCCAGCGCAGAGCCGCCGAGGGCCTGATCTACGATATGTTTGACTTCACGGCCAATGTCTATACGGTTCCGCCCACTGCAATGCAGGCCGTTTCCACCCGCACCATTGCGGTAGACTACGGAACCTTGAACCCAACCTGTTTTCTCTCGATCTTTGACGACGGTGAAACTGTCCGTGTTGACCGGGAATACCGATGGGATGGCCGCAAAGAACGCCACCAGAAAACCGATGAAGAGTATGCCGACGATTTCATGGCTTTTATGGGGAATAGCCCCTGTGCGGCCTATGTGGACCCGTCGGCGGCATCTTTCATCACCGCACTGCGCCAGCGCGGCGTCTATGTCATGGAAGCCAACAACGATGTACTGAACGGCATCCGCCGGTGCAGCACCCTGATCTCCAAGCGCCGCCTTCTGGTAAACAAAGCCTGCACCGGTCTGTTGGACGAGTTTGGCCTTTACCGCTGGGACGATAAGGCTGCACTGCTGGGCGTGGAGAAACCCGTAAAGGAGAACGACCACGCAATGGATGCCCTGCGCTATTTTGTAAATTCCCTGCCTGATTGGAGGTTTGAGCATGTCCAGGCGTAACAAGAGCCGCCCCGCCGGGGGCACACAACCGAACACCCTGACGCTGGATGCTTTCTCCAACCCGCTGTTCCGGCTGGGTTACGGCAGTCAGAGTCCGCTGGAAGCCACAAGCTATCCCCTCACCCGCATGACAGGCAACTATGCGCTGCTCAACAGCCTGTACCGGGAGAACTGGGTGGTGCAGAACGTCGTAGCCCTGCTGGTGGATGATATGCTGCGGGAGTGGTACGACCTCAAGGATGCCGCTCCCGATCAGCTGAAAGCCCTGCGTGGAGTTGAACGGCGCACAGGTCTGCGTAGGTGCATTTCCACCGGACTGAAATGGGGCCGTCTGTACGGCGGTGCCGCCGGGCTGATCCTGATTGCCGGGCAGACCGATCTTTCCCAGCCGCTGGACCCCGACAGCATCCAACCGGGCAGTTTCCGTGGGCTGTACATCCTCGACCGCTGGCAGGGCATCTCGCCGGAACCGGAACTGACCTTTGAGGGCGGCGAAGTGGTGCCTACGTTCTACTCCATCAACGATTCCGCCGGGCACATCGTCGCGCGGGTGCATCACTCCCGCGTCGTGCGGTTTGTGGGCCGGGAGCTGCCGGATCTGGAACGGCAGGCAGAGCTTTACTGGGGCGAATCCGAGGTGGAAGCCCTGTACAAGGATGTGGTGGCTCACGATAATGTTTCGGCCAACATGGCGGCGCTGACCTTTCAGGCCAACATCAACACCATGGAGGTCAAGGGTCTGGAACAGCTGCTTTCCCTTTCCAGCCCGGATGTGCAGCGGCGCTTCTGGAACACCATGCAGGCCCAGAGTGTGCTGCGCTCCAACTTTGGTGTACAGCTGGTGGAACAGGGCAACAAGATCAACAATACACAGTACACCTTCACCGGCCTGCAGGAAGTGTACGAGAGCATGTGCCTGAACCTGTGCGGCGCATCCCACTACCCTATGACGAAGCTGTTCGGACGCTCTCCTGCCGGCATGAACGCCACCGGCGAAAGCGATTTGAAGAACTACTACGACTATGTGGATACCCTGCGGGAAAGCAGATTGCGCCCGGTTCTGGAAAAGCTGCTGCCTGTTCTGGCCCGTTCCGCAGGCATTCAGCTGGAAGATGTAGACCTCAGCTTCCCGCCGCTGTGGACACCAACCGCAAAAGAGACCGCCGACATTGCCAAAATCAAGGCTGACAGCATCGTTAGTGCGTTTCAGTCCGGCTTGCTGGATGTGCCCGCTGCACAGCAGGAGCTGCGCCGCCTGAGCGATGAGACCGGCATGTTCGGCAGTATCACCGATGAAGCCATTGCCGCTAATGCGGGCAAGACTTATCAGGACGTGACCGCCCTGCGCGACCCGCTGGCGGGGCTGACAGAAAATCTGACCGGAATGGAGGTTCCTACTGCGGACACCTCGGTATTCGATTTCAACTCCCGCCACGACCCCTCCGACGGACGCTTTACAAGCGGCGGCGGGAGCGGTAAAATAGAGAAAACCAAGTACGCACCGTCTCCGCAGAGGAGCGAGAGCAAAATTCAGCTCAAGCCCAAGACCTATGCAAGGCTCACCGGTGTGTTGAACACGCAGTACCCGGGGCTGCTGGCTGGTGAAAAGGTCATTATTCGGGATGCCAATTATCAGTACCACGTTACTGCAGATGGCTTTGGTGGACTGAGCGTTGAACGGCGCATTCCAATCACGAACAGGAGGAAAAAATGAGCAAGCAGGAATCTGTATGGGTGCAGTATGTTCGTGAGCACTATGAACCTGCCTCTGATGTCGAGATGTCCTATGAGGACGAAAATAATTTGCTTTGGCTTTTGAATGCACCGGCAGGATATCAGGTTGAGGACGAGATGCTTGAGTATGCACAAAAGCACCCGGATGCAAGCATGAAAGAACTTATCGAATACTTCGATGAAGTTGCCCCGGACGGGCTTACTCCGGGCGACGATGGGCTAGATCTTGAGGAGAATTGACCTATGGCCAAGGATGATTACTTTGTTCTTGCATATCGCATTCTTTCATATCTCTACGCCTGCTTCAAAGCTGGCGAACGGCCTGATATGGACTGCATTTCAGCGGATGTTCTTCATATCCCCGTGGGGTACTGGTTCAACATCATGCGCAGCCTGACAGAAGAAGGCTATATTGTAGGGCTTGTTTTCCCTGCGTCGATCGGCTCCGCTGTCAGCGTCAAAGTCATTGACCTTCGCATTACGCAGAAAGGCATTGAGTTTTTGCAGGAAAACAGCATGATGAAAAAGGCCGCTGCTTTCCTCAAAACGATCAAGGAAACAGTGCCCTGCATTTAATTTAACAGTACAAGCGTCAGACGAAAGTCCGGCGCTTTTCTTTTGCCCATTTTCAGGAGGAAGCCTATGCCCACCCTTGCCCGTGCATCCCCTGACCGGGAACTGGAACGGCTCATCCGGCTGTACCTGCGTGCCGAAACAGATATCATCAACGAGATCGGCCGTCTGCGCAGTCAAGGCCTTGTGGATTATCACGCTGTGGCTGCTCTGGAACGGGTGCAGGCCATTCTCCGCCAGCTTGAAACGCAGGACTGGGAGTATGTACCGCGTCTTGTGGAAGCGCAGTTCTATGTGCGCCGCCCGGATGCCAGAGCTGTGCCCGGCGAGACGGTAGAAAAGCATCGGGCCGGGTATCTCAATGCTAAGACCCTCACCAGCACCCAGACGGACATTGTGCAGCGGCTGACCATGAACCTCATGGGCCAGCTGACCGATGCCCACAGCACTGTGCTGGCAGGCCTGCAGAGTGCCCTGCTGGGCCGCACGGAACCGGACATTTACCGGCGCGTTGGGCTGGAACAGGTAGCCGAACAGCAGGCTGCAGGGCGTGGCATCAACCAGAGCGTGCCCGCCTTTGTGGACGCTCTGCGCCGGGAAGGCGTGACAGCCTTCACTGACAAAGCAGGCCGGAACTGGAGCCTGCACACCTATGCAACAATGGTCTCCCGCTCCACCTCGCGGCAGGCAGAGATCTTGTCTGTGATAACCGCTGACCCGGAACAGGATCTATACCAGATCAGCGCCCACGGCACCACCTGTGCCCTGTGCGCTCCCTACGAGGGCCGGGTGTACAGCCGCAGCGGAAAAGACCCGGACTTCCCGCCGCTTTCAGACGCCTTCGGCAAGATGGACCCCGCTGGGCCGGATGATCTTTCCAACAGCTGGCTGAACATCCACCCCAACTGCCTGCACAGTCTCCGCCCGTGGACACCGGCAGGACGAACGCCGGAAGAGCTTGAGCGTATCAGGCGCTTTTCCAGCCCCAAGACGAACCCCTACAGCCGCGACCCGCGCACCGAAGCACAGATCAAAGCCTACCGCGACAAAGAACAGGGCCGTGCCAAGTGGCTTGCTCAGTACCGGCAGTGGGAACGCTACCGCACCGCCCTGGGCGACGAGGTACCCAAGACCTTTGCCACCTTCCAGCGGCACAAGCTGGCCGGGGATGAAAAATATCAGGGCTGGGTGAGCGCTTACCGTGACCGCCAAACCTGAAACGAACACGATGCAGACAGCACCGTGTTTTTTTATACCCATTTTTCGGAGGTGATGCCCCTTGATTGCCTATTACGGCAGTAAAATCAGCGAACACATGACCAAGACCCCGGAGGGCTTCCTCATCTGCCATGACGTGCCCATTGCGCGCATCGGCCAGCAGGAATACTTTGCCGGGGAACTGGGCCTTGACGGCGATCCTGACCGCCTTGTGCAGGTGCAGCGCCGCCCTGAAGATGTGTTCGACCCGGCAGCAGTTGCCAGTTTCGAGGGTAAGGATGTAACCCAGAATCATCCTCCTGAACGCCTGATGCCGGAAAATCACGCCCTTTACGCCAAGGGCCACGCAGAGAATGTTCACCGGGAGGGCGATTATCTTGTCGCTGACCTTCACCTGAAGGATCCCGGCCTGATCTCTGATGTGGAAAACGGCGTGACGCGGGAGGTGTCCTGCGGCTACCGGTGCTGCTACACGCCGGATGGCACGGGATACCGCCAGACTAATATCCGAGGAAACCATGTTGCGATCGTGCCCAGAGGGCGCGCAGGGCATCTGGTTGCCATTCAGGACAGTGCCGCCGCACCGGCGGAGAAAGGAACTGCAATGAACGAATCCGAAAAGAACCCCGCCGCTGTTGTGACTGCCGCGCCGGAAGCCGCACCCGCATCTGCGCCGGAAGCTGAACCCGCAAAAGACGCACAGCCCCCTGTGGCCGAAACTGCCCCCGCAGAGGACAGTGTCCCGCCTGCACCGGCAGAAAAGCCCGCAAAGCCTGCCCGT